TTGGGTCAGAAGAACCATTATCAGTGTCATTATTATACATAATATTATGTAATGTAGTCACATTTCTAATATATCTCTCATTCAATGACCCCGCTATTGGTGTAGTACTACACATTGAGGTAAATGCACTATACGTCATTCCAGTAATTACTTGGAAATATTCAATATCTGTTGGGAATCGATAAAGTTCATTATACTTAGTATTACCTGTTAGACTAACATTATAAGTTGAATTGGGTCCTGAAACAGTTGAATTACCGTCAAAACTAGCATAAGATACCGGCACCGTTATTGTTCCCGTAGATGTAGTCCCTGTTAATGGACGAACTAAACCAGTTGTTCCCGTAATCGCATAATTACCCGCATAATTAAGAATTGTACTATTAATATTCGGGTCTTTACTAAATGTTGGGTTTTGAAAAGAAATCATTTGACCTGACACATATTTTTTAAGTGTCGCCTTATCACAAAGAATTACAATAGTATTATCATAATGTTTCTTTCCGGGATTACTTTGTGGTTGATAGGTTACTCTAACTCTATTTACACCACCACCAGGATTATTTGACCCTCCATCAAAATATTTTGCCTTAACATTAAATAAATTAATTCTATCAGCTATCGGTAGTCCTGTTGTTATCCAAGTATATGAAGGAAGACCTTGTTGGGTAGATGGATAAGGAACCCCATATCCAGGATTTCCTGTTTCTCCATCAAAATATCTACCTGTAAATTCATAATTAATAGCGAATCGTCTTGCTGTACTTAAAGGATAACTATAATTAGATGAATTATACGTTGTTGTCGCCGTTTTTGGTATTTTCCAAGGACCTAACGTAGATACTAATAAAATAGGTGTACCTATACTAAGTGCCGATTTTGATAACTCATCTTTTGTTATTGTTGGACAAGGAACAATATCTTCATTACCCGAACTTAAATCTTTATCACCCCCATCTTCATCCGGATTTTCATCAACAGGGTCTCCTTGTTTACAATCACACATATTACAATCAGGGTACGTTAATATAGGTACCGCAATACCACTTAAATTAATCTTGAATAATTGGAGAAGAATATAAACACACAATGCTGCAAACAATAAGTAAGTCGCTCCTAATAGTAATTGACCCGGAATGGTAACAACCCCTAATCCAACCCCAACAGACGCCGCAAAATGTTGTATAGAAACTATAAAATAATAAACAGCAAGGAATCCGAAAAATAATCTTAATATCCATACAATAAAATAAACGATATGTAAAAGAAGTATTATTGCATAAAATATTGGTGTTAATATTATACTTAAAAATGAAAATAACACATAAAAGAAATCAAACCTAAAATAACCGTCATTTGTTGGATATCGGTTATTTTCACTTTCACACACATCATCCAATATGTTTTTAATACCTGTAAATCTTTGATATGAACCTCTTCTATATTCATCAATAAATTGTGAAACAGTATAAACTTTATTATATTGCATCATATAAAATCTATCTTTACAATCAATAGCTTCTTGTATCATTTCCGGATAACTAGTATCATCCCCATAATCATCCCAATTAAGACTAAACGCATATGATTTTTGTTGGAGTTGTGGGTCACCAGTTTCACCCCAATCTTTAATATTTGGGACTAAATAATTAGCTCTTTTAGTTGATGCTGAGGCCGATGGAGATTGGGACCATTTAATTTTAAATCTATACTTACCTTTTGTTGGAACCCCTTTTTCTGGGTCAGGAGATAATACCTGCTCCCCAAATTCATTAGTTATGTAATAATCCAAATTCATTGGGACATCTATCATCCAAGTACCATTTTCATCAATAATTGTTCCTCCACCTTCTAAACCATATGATTCCAAAATAGGTCTTCCAATCGAATCTTCCTGCATTGTTTGCCTAATTGCCAATATTTCACCCGGACCTGTTATTACATTACATAAAAAACCAGAACCTCTTGTTGGTCTATTATTCGCTCTAATTGCATTACTATCAGAATCTGAAATCATTGACCCCATAAAAATAGCTGTAGGTTGTATATTAATATTCGCCTCTCCCGTTAAATCAAAATCTGTTCTAGTAATACCTAAATTACATATCTCAGGTTGTCCCCATAAAGGTTCAATTTCTATAGTTCTATTAAAACTAACAATTTGAGGTAATTCCCTCAAATTAGTTGAAGCCCTAAACTTGGTACCGTCAACTTGATTTTCAGTTGCTCTACCCATTCTAATTAAATCCTGAGGTGATAACGAAAATTCACCAATATCAGATAAATCAATATCAACAAAAATAGTGTGAGAACCAACAGGAACCCCAAAAATCATATAATCACCACTTTGATTAGTTACCGCGTTATATTTAAAATATTTGTCGTAAATTTCACCAAGAACAGGACTTAATAATACGTCTCTACGAGTAAAAAAAGTACCGGTTGGTATATGAGCACTATATGAAGGTTTATAAGGTAATAGATTATACCTATAACCATCATCATTAACATCATACAAGTTACTGTACGGATAAATGTTAGATATTACCGGGTCATCTTTATCAATTGAATCTAATGGAATGAAAACGGATACTTTAGCATTTGGGATACCAAAACCATTATTTACACTGACTCTACCAACAACAACACCGTAATCGGCACATTGTCGTGTGTAGATATCACTTTGAAGGATTTTTAAGGATAGAATTTCTAAATACTCGAACTCTTGGTCAATCATCACCTTTAATGAGGTGTCTACACCGACTTGAGTTCTTATTCTATAAGAATTTGACATATATTATCTTTTTTAATAAATAGTTTATACACTATTTTTAAAAGATAATTCATTATTATTTAAAATAAATTATTATGAGAAATTAACTGTTTTAAGATTTTTAACTCTAATATTGATATCTTTGTTAGAATATCTAATTTGATAACTCTGAGTTGGTTCCGCATAAATTGTTTCATCAATCAACTCAATTTGTCTTGTTGTTGGGTCTGAATATCTTTGAGATGTTTGAGATGATGAATATTGTCCACCAACATTATTAAAAAATTGTACATCTGAAATTGTAATAACCCCATTTTCATTTTGTAACAATCTTTTTAAATCAGATACGTTAACATTTTGACCCATTTGTCTGTTTGACGGACTAAAATAGTCAGAAACTACAGTTATTAACTGAGATATAACAGTACCTTGATTTTGAGAGTTATCCAATACAACGTCAACGTTTACACTTAAATCAATTACATTAGCACTTTGAACTGAAACGTAATCATTAATCATTCTATAATTTGAAAGGTAATTAGCAACATTACTTTTTAACGTATTTGAAACAACTTCCGTTAATGCTCCCGATTCATCATATGATAACATTTGAATAATAATTTTATTATTTTGTTCAGTAATAGCAACTTTAGCTGGTGCTCCGTATTGTGACGGCATTGTTCTAATAATTGATTCATAATCATTAACAGTTACCGCTCTATTTTGTGCGGAAAAATTATAAGAAACCATATTTCTCACTTCTTCCGTTGTTGGAAAGTCTGCCCCACCAATTGCCGCTGTAACATTTGAACATCTCAATGAATTAACAACCGTTGTATTAATACTTTCTGACGGTCCATTAACAAAAAAGGAAACTGTACCAACTTGCGTGATTGTATCAACACCTAAGTTACTTCCGGTACCACCACCAACTCTGTATTGAACAAATAGTGTAGTGTTTGCCTTTAGAGTACTACCTAACCCTAAATTATTTGAGTATTTGTTTAGGTTTAACATAAATCCGTTTGCCGCGAATTCTCTTAATTGTTCATCTGCGGATTGATTACCTCCACCGAATGTCATTTTTAAGAATCCTTCAGGCGTAAATTCAGAAATAAACTTATTACTTGTCTGAATATATCTCCCAACTTTAATTCCCGGAGAATCAGATACTTTTGTTGGGTCTTCAACGAAGACTCTGTCTTGAGCTAAAGCTTGAACTTCATACCATTTATTATCTGTTCCTAAAAATTCTTGTGATGATGGTACGTTAGTATATTGAGTCCCATCTTTTAATAAAACTCCGGTGATTCCTAACACATTTTTTTCTGGTAAGAATAATTCATAAAAAGGTTTAACATCATTAGGTGTTATAACTTTTTTAAATACTTTAGTCAAACCATTAACAACGGTTTCTCGTTTAGTAATTGTGTAATTAAGTATTCTATTATTTGAATCAAAATTTGGGATTTTCAATCTATTTGGGAACCCATCAGCATTAGTTGGTGACGCAAAATCAATTTCATAAACCGTTTCAAAAACTTGTCCCGCTCCGTTAAATTGAGAACCTCTTCTTAATACCCCACAGTAACTTAAATCTTCTTTATCCCCATAAGCCGGTACTGTAATTGAGAAATCAATTAACGCAACTGACGGTCTCATTCCCGGTATTTTTAATCCATAAGTTTTTGCAATATTATATACTGACGACCTTTGTTGAGCGTATTGTAATACAGTCTCCTGAACACTTCTATCAATATTAAATTGTAAGTTATCCGTTACCGCAGCATTTAGGTCTAATAAAACCGAAAATACCGATGCGTCATTAAAATTCTGAACAGTTTCAGGATAATAAGTTTTAGTAAAATTTATAAGTTCCGTTCTGATTGATTGGAAATCTCTTGTTGTGTATGAAATCTTTTTATTAGCCATAATATTATATATTAATTATTACAAAATCGCTAGTATTAAAAACATCATCTGTGATGATATAATCAATCCTAACTTTAGCGGTATGTTCTAATTGACCAATACCAGGTACTCTAAAAACTCTATCGTTTTCACCATTAATATAAGACCCTTTATCTTCTTGTCCATCAGATGCCGCAGTTACACTAATATTAGTAAGTTTTAAATTTGGCATATACAAATCAACAGCGTCACGTATTTCAGATTCTATTTGTGAAAATGTAGGTGTATCTAATGGGTCAAAAAGAAATTCATATAATCTTGTCCCAAAATCAGGTAAATAATATCTTGAACCTTTCCTTGTTAGTAAAAGATGTATTAAATTGTTTCTAATTTCTTTTTCGGTCGTACTAGATAAATCTAAATATTTCCCATCAAAAGAATCTCTGAAAGGAAAAGTTAACCCGTATGTTGTTCCATCTGCCATAACTATAAATATAGTGTCGTCATTATTTTTTATAAATACCCCCAAAATAAAAAATCACGACCTAAGCCGTGATTTATATTCTTGTTAAGAACCACATCCGAAACATTCAAATTCCGTATCTGTTGGTTTTTGTGTTAATTCAACCGTTGGTTTATCAATTGATTTTGGTTGACCTACTTTAGATATATCCAC